GCGATACCTCCTTGCTTTTCTTGTTGTAGGAATAGCCCTCCTCCCAGTCGTAGTAGGAATACTCACCGGCATAGCGACTGCCATAGGATGAATATACGGACAGACCTGAAGTCTTACCGCCCAGTCCGTACTTACCGGCAGACCATGCGTAGGTGTTGGAGAGCCACGCACCTTGGAAGGTCACGCCTGCACTGCGATTGATGATGACGGACTCACCGGTGTGTGTCATGAATCCGAACTTGTTAGTGCCGCCGATTAGATCGCCAAGGAACGCCTGATACTGCGGATCGAGCAGTAGCGCAGGGTTGTACGACACAGCAGGCTCGATGACATTGCGGATGAAGTGCCAGGTATCGGACTTCTTCTTGTCGTTGTCATTGCCTGATGTGAGGATGCCGTTGTGTGCCATCCAGATGTTCTTGGTCACCATGTAGGGATGGCAGTTGTCGAGGTCGATGTCGCCGTGAGTCTGCATACGGGCATGCCAGATGCAGTCGCGGCCATCGGCGTACTGCCGATAGAACTCGACAAAGTCCTGCGCTGTCTTGGGCAGCAACTTCTTGACTACAACATGACCAGCCTCGGCGTACATGATGCCGATGCCGTCACGGTTCTTGCTGTACACGTCACGCAGGAAGGCGTCGTCGAATTGGGTATCTTGCTTTTGTTCTACTAACAAACACATTGTCATTACTCCTTGGTTGATTTGATTGTCGAGCCTTACATAACAATGTTATGCGGCTTCTTCTTCTGTTACTTCTGCTCGTCCGCTGATGCGCTGCGATACATACGCTCGCAGGGTTTTGGTGTCTGCTGCCAACTGCTTTGAGCAGAAGGTCAGGAACGCACCGGCTGACAGTTGGTTGATGCCAGTGTTGGCTGGCTTGCAGAACTCGAGTATGGCGTGGCAGAACTCGATTGCTGCAATCACGGCCTCGTACTTGAGACTGCCTCGGAAGATGCGGAACTCGATAGTGCGGCGGTTAGTGAGATTGACTGCCTCGTATCTGTCGAGTCCGATATGAATGGACTTGCCGATCTTCTTGTCGGACTTGACCACACAGAAACCTGATGAGTAGCGGCGAGCCAATGCGCGGATGAACCATTCGTTGTCTGGCGAATTCACGAACGCCACGACCTTCTGGATTTGAAGGTCAGTCAGACCGGAGCGGCTGACATGGACATGGAGACCACAAGTGGTGGTGTTGTGGCTACGCATACCGCGAGTGATCGGTCGCTCCTTGAGGAAAGAGAACAGGTCACGGTGCGCGGGTAGCGACATGGGATCAGTGATCATCTCAAAGCCGCTCTGTAGCGAACCATCACGCTCGAAGAACAGACGATGACCGCTGTTCTCGACGTAATCCTTGATCATCTGCGCCTGTGAAGTGCGACTGGTCTCGACGCACTCGACTTCCAACTCGACGCCCAGGTATCGGTCATACCTAGCAGTCCACTCGTCTGGCTTGTACGAGATGCTGCTCTTGGATGAGTGGTAATCGCGGATGAGCGGCGGCTCGTACTCGTCGTGGACGTACATCTCGCGATCTTCATCATAGGTGAAATCACCAGTGTTGCTAGAACTGATGGACACCCCATTGCCATACTGATCGAGGGCAGTGCATACATCGTCGTTGTGGATGTAGCGATCCTCGTAGTCTGACCATGTATAACTAATGTCGCAGCAGCTCGTGCAGATGCTGGTGTAGTCGCCCACGCTGGGACAGTCATCTTCTGCGGTGGGGTGACCGCAGTCCTCGCAGGTGAACATGCCGATTGCGTTCTGCATGTATTCAACAGCATCGTCGCCATCGCATACATTGGGTTCGTTGCAGAACCCATGCCACAGGCGTAGTCGATCTGTCGAGATGGACTCATCCCGATAACTGACTTCGTTTTGGTACATCACCCATGGCAGCATGAAGCCCTCGTCCTTGCAGGCGTCGGTCAACGGTCGCAGGATGAAAGTCACGCAGTGATGGCGTGTGATGTTGTGCCGCCCGTCAGTACCTTGGTACTCGTTGGTACGATAGGATGGCGTGGAGTTGACGAACTTCTCCATGAGACTGACAGCAGTCTCACGATTCTCGCTGTACAGTTTTAGGTAGGCATTGATAAACGATCGCTGCCTGAAACGCGATAGGTCATGCGGATCGTCAAAAGCCCAAGCGAAATACTTAGAACCGAAAATATGCATGGTCTTCACTCCTTTGCATAACATTGTTATGTGGGGACAAGCCCCGCGTTCACCCGCTTTGCGGGTTTCCGTTTAATAATTATTCAACACGCAAATTATACTCTCTTTTGTATATACGTCAAGACAAGGTAGTAGACCGATCCACCTCCACGACCTTGGCGTCGTCTACCCATACATGGTTTGCGCCACAGGCTATGCCGAATGCCATCAAATCCTCGTTGATGCCTTCGATCCACCCGTCTGCCTCGACACTATCCGCGTTGTCGATGCCGTCATACTCAAATACGATAGTCACCTGTAACTTTTTAGCCTTCATCATCTGGTTCCTCCTCGCACAGAAACTCATTCATACGAGCCATGTCTGCCACCTCGTCCTCACTCATGTATTGGAGACAGGCAAGGATCACGATGTCTTTTTTCAAGGTGCCGTCCTCGATCATTTCGAGAATCTGATTACTTACTTTGCGCGTCATACGTCACCTCAATCCAGTCTGGAATTGGGACGGGCTGAAATACCCGCCTCGTTAAGCACCTTGGCGAAGGCGATGGCATAGGCTTCCTTGCGAGCAATCGACTGCCCACCCTCGCTCACCCATACACACAGCCCTTTCGGGTAATGCGGGTGAGCCACGCCTGCCTTCTTCGCCCATCGACCGAAGGCAGTGTTACCTGCGAACTCGATCCATGCGAATCCACACGCACCTTCATCGACGTACCATGTCCGCTGTTCACCTCCAGGTACGCCACCTCGTACCACCATGGGGGTGGGAACAATGGCATTGAGTGCCGACATTCCCGCGTCATGTGCCTTGTTCACTAAACCCTGATAATCAATACCCATTTCCTTCACTCCTTTCACATAACAAAGTTATGCAACGGTTTTGCCGCTGCGAACTAGGGCAGGCTCTGCACCCAGAGCCACTGCCTTCTCATACAGGGCGACGGCGTGGAGTTTGTCCCCCACCACAATCACCTGACCCTTGATCTTGATTGCCCAACGGGATGCACCCTTGTTGCGGAGGTTGTCCATCACGCGGGCAGTAGTGCCGCCTGTCTGGAGGCGACCGTAAGTACCTTTATCCAGTTGCATTGCGTCTCTCCGGTTTGTTGAACACCCACGGCTGCCCTATCTCCCAACAAGGCAGCCTAGGCTGTCCAATAATGCGGTACAGCGATATATGCGGATACTGGTGGCAGCGACATAACATTGTTATGCGCTTCAGCCATTAACGCCGCAGGACATACATTGCCTGTCCGTATCGGCTACGGAGTGAGTCATCTAGGCGTCTATGTACACAGGCTTAACACGATCGAACCGGCTATCCGGTGGTGTGACCTGACAGACCTCAGTCCATCTATCGTCAATCGTCTACCCTTAAAGGGCTGTCTAATACCTTTTTGTGTGTGTACACAGAAACCGACTTGTCACGACTTCACTCCTTGCGTGTGCAGCCCACACGCCAGCGCGCTACGCTTCGCTACGCATACAGACGCTATCGCGTCTTTCTACCTAGCAGCCTTCACGCCCGAACAGATTGTCAGTCTGTCCCGATCCTCTTCCAGATCGTTTCAGGGGTCACCGCCCATAACTAGGCTCGCCCATCCCGCCTACCGGTAGAAGTTCACATAACAATGTTATGTAGAGTTAAGTGATTTCCTACTTTGGCTCCGCCATTATAGCAAATGTATATACATATGTCAATACCCACTGACACTTATCCACCCGTCTGCCTATTGCCTGCCGCCTATCACACCCTGTACATTCCGACCATCCGAAATTCGTTATAAGGTCATAACGTCATGCCGAGCAATGAACCGACTATGCAAGGGCTGAAGCCTCTTACTAAAAATGCCATCAAGTTCTGCGAGTTAGTGGTGAAGGGCGACCGTCCGGTGCAGGCGTATGCCACAGCGTATCGCCCTGGAGACAATGCGAAGAAAGCGTCTATACATTCTGCTGCCGCCCGTCTGATGGGCGATCCGAGGGTGCAGCGACACATCGAGGGGCTGAAGCGAAAGAGCGAGAAGACGTTGCTGGAGCAGAGCATCGGGCTGCGGGAGTGGACGCTCACCCGTCTGAAGGAGGAGGCAAGTGATGGCAACAGCCCGCCTGCCTCTCGTGTGTCTGCCCTATCGATTCTGGCGAGGGCATCGAAACTGATCGAGACTGGCAGTCAGCAGGTGAACGTGAACGTGGCGAACGTCATGCGTCCGTCTGCCGAGGTGGAGAGCGAACTGATCGCCCGTCTGTCTGCGTTAGTGCAAGCGCCTGTCAGCCCTGACGAAACGGATGATGAGGATGACGTCATCGAGTGCGATGACAGCGAGGATGGCGAGGAATCGGAGAGCGATTCCGCATAACAATGTTATGCAAAAAGCAAAAAGCCCCTAGGACGTGAATCCTAGGGGCTTGGTGATGGAATCGGCGCGGACGTTTTAGTTTTTACTTGCTATTGACGATTGCAGAAGCGAACAGGCCATCGATACGCGAACGCATCGAGGTCAATTCGGCCTTACTCTTTCCCGCTACCCATGCCGACACCACCGAGAGAAAATCGGTAGGCGTTGCGGCCTGAATCGTTGCGGTACTGGTCGCGGCCTTACCGCCTTTCGCGGTACTGGTCGCGGCCTTTGGTGTCGCCTTTGGTGCGGCCTTGCGGCCGCCTTTGCGGGCTACCAGTTTGATGTTAGCGGCCGCGAGAACGTCACGGTTTAATACCGTGTTAATCGCGGCCTTTACCTTTGAGGCCTTGCCCTTATCGGACACGGCCTTATCAATCGCCTCATTCACGGCCTTGCGTCGCGCAAGGTAGTCAGAGGCGGCCTTGCATCCCGAATACAATTCGAGGACTTTCGCCTTGAAAGAGCCGTGTGCTTTCACGGTCGCGTCAAAGGCGGTAATTACGGGCTTTATGTTGATAGTCATTTTCGGATTCCCCATGGTTGTGTGGTGAATCCGCGCCAATTCCAGATTTTTACAGAGCAAGCGACAGGGTGAACCTACCGCTTCGCTATTCTCTCATATGTATATACATATGCAAGCACTTTTTTGCATAACAATGTTATGACCACTCTGCGGACAGTTGTGAAATTTCACAGCAACTGCCAGTCTCGCCCTGGAGACGTCAAAGAATTCTCAAAGAAATCACCCCTACCCGCTTCGCGTGACGCTGGCGCGCGTCTGGACATACCCCCGACCCCCCGCTGCGCGTGACGGTACCCGCGCGCGACCCGTACACTATTCCCCTCACTACAGCTTGTAACTCCAACCCCCACCCCGTTGTTTAAAAACCACACCCTATTCCTACAGGCAGTTCCCCTTTTTTATTTGCAATAAAGTCATAGGAACCCCTACCCCACGGGGGGTATTTGTGCAGAAAGACGCGTAGCGTCTGTATGTGATGTACGTACAACGTACACACATCGTTCATACCTATATCCACTAGGTGAACGCAAAGTGAAATCGTATAAAACTGCCTACTGAATCTCCTAACTACATGAATCTAATTAGGATTACTTGTGAAAAAACTCTTGTTGAATTTCTTGTCAAGGGGGGGTAGCATGCTAAAATCGAGGGAAATCCCCCCTAAGAACCCCCGGGTATTCCAACGTAAAGTCTGTATTAAGTCAGTACTGTTTGCAGGGGGTTATGCCTCGGGGCTATTGAAGCCCCTCGGCATGGTGTATATATATACGCTGTACCGCGCGGCTTACTAGGCAGTTCTTATTCTCAACCTCGACCCTAATTTGCTTGGCAAGATTTCGTTGCTGCCTGATACTCAGAAGGCAGAGATCTTGCATCTAGTCGAAGAGCTAGAGAAAGCCCGCGAGATCGAGAAAGCTCAGCGGGGCTTCCTCCAGTTTGTGAAAAGCCAGTGGCCAGCCTTCATCGAGGGCAGTCATCACAAGGTGATGTCCAAGGCTTTTGAGCGAGTGGCTAATGGTGAGTGCAAACGCATGATCATCAACATGGCTCCTCGTCACACCAAGTCTGAGTTTGCTTCTTACATGCTGCCGGCTTGGTTCTTGGGTAACTACCCGAACAAGAAGATCATTCAGTGTTCGCACACAGCGGAACTGGCAGTGGGATTCGGTAGAAAGGTTCGTAACCTTGTTGCATCTGATGACTACCACAAGATCTTTCCCGATGTGGATTTGCAGGCAGACTCCAAGGCCGCAGGCCGATGGAGTACCAACAAAGGTGGTGAGTATTTCGCCATCGGTATTGGGGGTGCTGTCACCGGTAAGGGTGCAGATCTTCTCATCATCGATGACCCTCATAGTGAGCAGGAGGCTGCCTTAGGCGATCCTGCGGTCTACAACAAGACCTATGAGTGGTACACCTCCGGCCCTCGGCAGCGTTTGCAGCCAGGTGGTGCCATCATTATCGTGATGACCCGCTGGCATCAGCGGGATCTGACAGGTAGGGTGCTAAAAGCCTCCATTGAGCGAGGCGGCACCGATGAATGGGAAGTGATTGAGCTTCCCGCGATCTTGCCCTCGGGCAATGCGTTGTGGCCAGAGTTCTGGTCGCTAGGTGAGTTAGAGGCCATTCGATCGGAACTGCCGACAGGTAAGTGGTCGGCTCAGTACCAGCAGAATCCGACCTCTGAAGAAGGGGCGATTGTTAAGCGAGAATGGTGGCGGGTATGGGAGCGAGAAGACCCACCGCCTTGTGAGTTTTTGATTCAGTCCTGGGACACCGCTTTCACCAAGAAGCAAACCTCGGACTTCTCCGCCTGCACTACGTGGGGCGTGTTTAAGTATCCAAATCCGGAAACCGGCGTAACACAGAACAACATCATCCTTCTGGACGCTGTGAAAGAACGCATGGAATTTCCGGAACTAAAGAAGAAGGCATATGAGATGTACATGCAGTACAACCCAGATGCCTTCATTGTCGAAGCCAAGGCCGCTGGCGCACCGCTGATCTACGAGCTAAGAGCCATGGGTATTCCGGTATCGGAGTTCACCCCAAGTCGCGGTAATGACAAGGTGGCCAGAGTCAACGCGGTCAGCGATTTGTTCTCTAGCGGGGTCGTGTGGACACCAGAGACTCGCTGGGCAGAGGAAGTCGTGGAGGAATTCGCGTCTTTCCCCAATGCCGAGCATGATGACTTGGTGGACTCCAGCACCCAAGCCTTGCTGAGATTTAGGCAGGGCGGGTTCATATCCATTGATAGCGATGAGCCGATGGAAAAGATTCGCCGCCGTCGCATCAACTACTACTGAAGGGTTGCAACAATGCCAGTAAAAAACCCTCCAAAGAGCCGCGAAACCATTAGAAAAGAGATTGCTGAAAAGAATCGTCTTAAAGAATGGGAGAGGCAGACTAATCTGGGTCACTGGCTAAAAGGGTTAGATGTAAATCTAGACGCCTTCCCTGACAATGTTAGTGGCTATAGGGCAGATCCCACGGGAAAATATGGTGGGAAAAGTGGAATAGAAACTCTGCCAACAAAGCTAAATGCCCCGGAACTTTACGCAAAAGTAAGAGCGATGAAACTGGGGGAGCCGTATGGAGTTCCACAGTTATCTCCTGAGCAGCTTGCTGCTTTAGCCTTGAAGGAAGGCCAGGGAATGTCTGGTGTTTTTGGCGTAGATCCTGTTGTGCCAAAGTCTGCCCTTGAGGGTGATCCACAGGGTGTCAAGTACGCACTTCAGAACGATGTAAACTATGATCCTGCCATGAAAGGTGACAGGGAGCTTTACGAAAAGCTTCTGAAGCAAGGGATTACCGGACAAGCAGCTGCATTTGCAGTAAGGCTGGCGAATAAAGACAAGGTGGCCAAGAGACTTGGCATACCCCTCGGATCTGCTTGGGTTGGAACTGGAAACAGCGGTTACGAAAGCAGCCAACAGTATGTTGACTCTTTGAGCGAATTTGAAAAGGCAGTGAGCCACCCAAGAAATAGAGCGTTAGTAGATTTCATAAGCACTGCTATGGCCCCTAAAAGAAAGGCTATTGGCGGCAATGTAGAGAAGGTTTACATAGACAGGAAGATGATCTAATGGCATCGGCTAAACGCGAGGCAGTGGCCAGCGAAATTCGCAAGTCCTACAAGAAAGGACTCAAGGCTTGCCCGGTTGCCACGCAAGATGTCCATGTAAATCTGAAAAACCGTAACCATGCGATCAAGGAATATGGTTATGGCCCACTAAATCCTAACGAACCAAGCCGCAAGTTCTGGCAAGCGAAGTCAGATATGTGGATGGTTCCCGCAGTAGAAGCCAAGAAGTCCCGATGCGGTAACTGTGCCGCCTTTATCCAGACTCCACAGATGATGGAGTGCATCACCAAGGGGATAGAGGGTGGTGATGAGCCGCATGAAAGCAATGCCAAAGATGTTATCGAAGCATCTAATTTAGGGTATTGTGAGTTCTTTCATTTTAAGTGTGCTGGTGACAGGACATGCGATGCATGGATTGTCGGCGGCCCCGTCAAATAGGTAATTCATGGCCATCGACAAGGCATTGGTTCCGCTAATTGCAGATGATCCTGATGCTCAAGTCGCAGAACTTGAGATCGATGTCATTGCGATGGGCGATGCTGCCCCGGCCATGACGATCAATGAAGATGGCAGCATTGAGATTGATCTCGATGGCGCTGAAGCCGCTATTGCCACCGATCATGATGCCAACATTGCCGACTTCATGAGTGATGGGGATCTCTCTTCGCTCTCTAACGAACTGGTTGGCTTGTTTGAATCCGATAAGGACTCCCGTTCAGACTGGGAAAAGACCTATGTTAATGGTCTAAACCTACTTGGCCTTAAGATCGAAGAACGCACTGAGCCATGGCCGGGTGCTTGCGGTGTGTTCCACCCGCTTCTTACCGAGGCAGTCGTAAGATTTCAAGCGCAGGCGATTACCGAAATCTTCCCGGCTCAAGGCCCTGTCCGCGGTGTGGTCATTGGTAAGCATACCGAAGAGAAAGACCGACAGGCGGTCAGAGTTCAGGATTACATGAACTATCTGCTCACCGAGCGGATGGTGGAATATCGCTCCGAGACGGAGAAAATGCTGTTCTCGCTGGCTTTGGCAGGCAGTGCTTTCCGCAAGGTCTACTTCGACCCGCATCTAAATCGTCCGGTGTCGATGTTTGTGCCGGCTGAAGACCTTGTGGTCTCTTACGGCGCTAGCGATTTAGAGACTGCCGAGCGTGTATCGCATGTCATGCGCAAGACGCGCAATGATGTTCGCAAGCTGCAAGTCGGCGGGTTCTACCGCGACATCGATTTAGCTGATCCGGTCAACATCTCCAGCGACATTCGCACCAAAGAGGACGAACTGTCCGGTGTGTCACCGGGTGGAGAGGGCGATAGCCGGTATCAGATTATTGAAATGCTGGTTGATCTTGATCTTGCAGGGTTTGAAGATCAAGGCGAGGATGGGTCACAGACGGGGATTGCACTGCCTTACGTCGTGACTATCGACAAGAGTTCCCGAAAGATCTTGGCGATTCGTCGCAACTGGGACGAGTCCGATCCACTAAAGAAGAAGCGCGATCATTTTGTGCATTACCGCTATCTGCCGGGGGTGGGCTTCTATGCCTTCGGCCTCATCCACCTGATTGGTGGGTTGGCAAAGAGTGCGACCAGCATCCTGCGGCAGTTGGTGGATGCAGGCACTTTGTCCAACCTTCCGGGCGGCCTAAAGGCGCGTGGTCTTCGCATCAAAGGCGATGACACGCCTATCGCACCGGGTGAGTTCCGTGATGTCGATGTCCCGGGTGGCAGTATCCGCGACAACATCACGTTCCTTCCGTACAAGGAACCATCGGCGGTTCTCTATAGCCTTCTGAATAACATTATCGATGAGGGTAGGCGCTTTGCTTCCCTTGCCGATATGAAGGTGGCGGACATGAATGCCGAGGCTCCGGTCGGCACCACGCTCGCCATCCTTGAACGCACCATGAAGGTCATGAGTGCAATTCAGGCGCGATTGCATGCTTCGTTCCGACAGGAGTTAAAGCTCCTCTCAGGAATCATCAAAGACTACGACGAACCCGAATATCCCTACGAAGTAGAGGGTGGCGTCGAAGTTAAGTCCGAAGATTTCGACGATCGTATTGATGTCATTCCGGTCAGTGACCCCAATGCCAACAGCATGGCTCAGCGGATTATGCAGAGTCAGGCAGCATTGCAGCTCTCCTCGACCGCGCCGCAGCTGTATGACATGAAGGTGCTGCACCGCCAGATGCTCGAAAGCATGGGCATCAAAAATGTCGATGAGATCATTAAGCCGGATGAGTCGGAAATTCCGGTAGACCCGGTGCAAGAGAACTCCAACGTGATCAATCAGAAGCCAATCAAGGCTTTTGCGTACCAAGATCACGCGGCTCACATTGCCGTTCACATGTCTCTCTCGCAAAGCCAAGCATTCCAGATGCTGCAGAACACACCGGCGTTCCCGGTCATGGCTGCCGCTCTCGATGCGCATGTGCGCGAACACTTGGCCTTCCAGTATCGCCAAGATGTCGAAAAGCAGATGGGTATCCCGCTGCCGACCGAAGGCGAAGTGCTGCCAGCCGATGTCGAGAAGCGACTCAGCCCGCTCATTGCAGCAGCTGCAAGCCAGATGTCGATTGCTCAGGCCAAAATTGCCGAGATGCAGAAAAACCAAGACCTACTGCAAGACCCGATTGTCATGCAGAAGGAAAAGGAACTGCAGATTCGGGCAGCGGATGTGCAAAGAAAAGCTCAGGAAGCTGCTGCCAAGCTCAACCAAGCCGCTCAAAACTCTGCTGCTCGCAACGCTATCGAAGTCGAACGCATCCGTTCACAAGAGAGAGTTGCACAAGCAGCAGTACAACAGCGTATGATCGACACCGTCATCAGCGCAGAAACCGATCGCAAGCAGATCGATTCCGACGAGATGCAAAAAGGTGTGGATGTGGGCCTAGAATTAGGCCGTCGCATAACTGGAGAGTAATTTCTCTTGCAAGCTGAACAAGTGTTGGAGTTTTTGAGATCAGAACTCCGGAAATACATGAACGAGTATGCAGACAATGTCGCTACGGGTTCATGCCAAGACTTCGCAGAGTACAAAAGACTGTGCGGAGTAATCGAGGGCTTAGCCCTTGCAGAACGAGAAATCCTAGACATTAAGGATCGTCTCGAAAATAGCTAATGATTTAGCGCAAACGTGGAATGTTCCACGCAAAGAGGTAGTAATGACAAGTATTGCTCTCGTTAATCCGCTTCCAAAAGAAGCGAAATCGCCCCCTGAGAAGAAGGCAACGCAATTGCCCGACCCGAAGGGATTTAAGCTCTTGATTGCTCTACCGGAAGTCGAAGAAAAGACGGAAGGTGGCATCCTCAAGGCGACTGAGACCGTTCGCAACGAAACAGTGGCCACCGTGGTGGGTTTTGTTTTGAAGCTCGGGCCGGATGCTTACAAGGATGAAAAGCGATTCCCCACTGGCGCCTACTGTAAAGAAGGTGACTGGGTGGTGTTTCGGGCATACAGCGGCACTCGCGTCAAAATTCATGGCAAAGAGTTCCGCATCATCAATGACGACTCGGTTGAGGCCGTGGTTGATGACCCGCGTGGAGTCGAGCGAGTATGAGTACCGAGAACAATGAAGTTGAATCAGTGGCAGAAGATTCTGCCCCTCAGTCCGAAGAAAGCAAATTCTTCGGAATCAAAACCCAAATCCTTCCCCGAGCAGGCGACTCCGATCAAGACGACGAAATCAAGGTCGAAGTCATTGATCCTCGCAAGCCAGAGGATCGCAAGCCGAAGAAGGCAGAGGCCGTAAAGGAAAGCGATGAGGGTAATGACGAAGTAGAGAGCTATAGTGCGCGAGTTAAGAAGCGCATCGATAAGCTCAAGTATGACTACCACGAGGAACGGCGGCAGCGAGAAGATGCTGCCAGATTGCGCGATGAAGCCATTACGTATGCCCAGCGAGTGCAGGAAGAGAACAAGCGTCTCTCTGCTCTTGTCACGGACAGCCAGAAGGCTATTCAGCAGCAGATTGTGGAGCGAGCTAAAGCTGCCGCTTCATTAGCTGAATCTGATCTGCGCCGCGCACATGAAGCCGGTGATGCTGATGCGATTGTCAAGGCTCAACAGAGTTTAACTCGCGCACAGCTGACTGAGGCAGCCGCTCCGACTTACGCTAGTCAAATTGCTGCAAAGCTGCGAGAGACCAAGGCAGAGCAAGCTCCGCCGAATGTCCTTCAGCAAGCAGCCCAATCAGTGCCAAGACCTGATCCGCGAGCTGCCCGTTGGCAGTCAGAGAATCAGTGGTTTGGCCAAGACCCTGAGATGACCAGTTTGGCTTATGGCGTACACAAGAAGCTCATCTCGGAGAATGGTGTCGACTTCGCATCTACGGATGAGTACTACAACGCCATCAATAAAAGAATGCGTCAGGTATTCCCTGACCGTTTTTCGGAGGATGATGAGTCAGACTTTGATGCTGATGAGGCAGAAGAAGTCGAAGCTCGCACTGCGACCCCGAAAAAAGCATCCAAACGGATGCCCGTTGTGGCCCCGGCTACTCGTAATACCGGATCAGCCCCACGCAAAGTGCAGTTGACGGCCACGCAAGTTGCCCTCGCCAAGCGACTTGGATTGACTCCTCAACAGTACGCCATGCAAGTTATGAAGGAGATGAAAAATGGCTAATGTGCGCAAACCTCGCGAAATTGAAACTCGTGCTAACGAAACTCGGCCTGAGAGTTGGAAACCCCCTTCGGTTCTGCCAGATCCCATCCCGCAAGACGGTTGGGTATTTCGGTGGGTACGTACTGCATCTCTAGGTAACCTAGATAACAAAAACACTTCCATGCGCCTTCGTGAGGGCTGGGAGCCTGTACGAGCTGAAGATCATCCCGAACTGCAGATCATGTCTGATCACAATTCGGAGTGGGCTAAGCGTGGAGCAATTGAAGTAGGTGGTCTCTTGCTATGCAAGATGCCGGTGGAAAAATCACAAGCTCGCCAGGACTTCTATGCACAGAAGGCCGAGCAGCAAGTGAACTCTATCGACAACAACTACCTGCGTGAAAACGACCCGCGCATGCCGATGCTCAAGCCGGAACGAAAGACGAGAGTCACGTTTGGTGGCGGCAACTAGGAATGGTTCCTGGCAGCCGTCTTTTTAATTAATAGGAGTATCAAGTATGTCTAGCACTGCTACCCCGTATGGGATGCGGCCCGTGGGCGTTCTTGGTGGTCGTCCGGACAACAATGCTTTCAACAGCTACAAGATTGCTAGCGGCTATGCTGCTAACATTTTCTACGGCGACGTTGTAAAGCTGGTGTCCACCGGTGTTGTTGAAAAAGATACCGGAACTTCCACTTTGACCCCGATCGGCGTTTTTGTCGGCTGCCGTTATACGAATCCGACGACGAAGGAACTCACGTTTGCTCAGTACTGGCCGACCGGCACTGTGGCTTCCGATGCGTTCGCCTACGTTGTTGATGATCCGTGGGCGGTCTTCCAGATTCAATCTGACGAGACTCTCGCTCAGACGGCTCTGGGTAACAATGCGGCTATCGTTCAGACGGCTGGCTCTACCGCTATCGGTAACAGCAAGAACGCTCTGGATGGTTCCACGATCAACACGACCGATACGCTCCCGTTGCGTATTGTCGCGTTTGTGGATGGCCCCAATAGCGCAGTAGGCGATGCGTACACTGATGTGATTGTTAAGTTCAACAATCACCAGTTGACCACGCTCACTGGCGTTTAATAGGAGTAACTAGCAATGGCAATTTCACGCGCACAGTTGCTCAAGGAACTCCTTCCGGGCCTTAACGCCCTGTTCGGCCTTGAGTACAAGAAGTACGAAGACGAGCATGCGGAGATCTATGAGACGGAAAACTCCGAGCGTTCGTTCGAAGAGGAAGTGAAGCTTTCGGGATTCGGCGCTGCGCCGGTTAAGAACGAAGGCTCTGCGATCTCCTACGACAACGCCCAAGAGTCGTTCACCGCTCGCTACAACCACGAAACGATTGCTATGGGTTTCGCGATCACGGAAGAAGCCATGGAGGACAACCTCTATGACTCGCTTTCGTCGCGTTACACCAAGGCTCTCGCTCGTGCGATGGCGTACACGAAGCAAGTCAAGGCGGCTTACCCGCTGAACGCTGGCTTCAACACGTACCAGTCGGGCGACGGTGTTACGTTGTTCAGCACCTCGCACCCCTTGGTGTCGGGTGGCGTCAACTCCAACCGTCCTGCGACGGGGACTGACCTGAACGAGACGTCGTTGGAAGCGGCAGTCATTCAGATCGCTGACTGGACGGACGAGCGTGGTCTTTTGATCGCTGCCCGCCCGCGCAAGCTCATCGTTCCGCCTGACCTGATGTTCGTAGCTCAGCGTATCCTCGCGACGGAACTCCGTCCGGCGACCGCTGACAACGACATCAACGCCCTGAAGTCGATGGGTGTCATTCCGGAAGGGTTCTCTGTGAACCACTACCTGACTGACACGAACGCTTGGTTCTTGATGACCGACGTTCCCAATGGCATGAAGCACTTTGTCCGCGCGCCTCTTGAGACGAGCATGGACGGAGACTTCGATACCGGGAATGTGCGGTACAAGGCCCGCGAGCGTTATTCGTTCGGCGTGTCTGATCCGCTTGGCATCTTCGGATCGCCCGGCGCTTCGTAAGAAGCAAATAGGAGGGGGTCGCAAGACCCCCTCTTTTTCTTTATCCTAGGTTTACCTCCCATATCAGACAGACTAGGCTGACGACATGCAGACGGATATGGGTATCTCGCATGTGAGGAAAGATTAAATGGCTAGCACAACTTTTAATGGCCCGGTTAGATCAGAAAATGGCTTTCAGAGCGTCACTGTTGATGGCAGCACTGGTGCCGTAACTGTTAATTCTTCTTTTGGCAAGGACGTTATTCTTGGCACCCAGTCGCTCTCTGGCGCTGGTGCGGTAGATATCGTCAATGCATTCACTTCTCTCACCACGACGGGTGCTGCGCAAGCCCTGACGTTGGCTAATGGTTCTGTGGGTGAAGTTAAGATTATTGTCCACACCGTTGATGGCGGTTCGGCGGTTCTTACGCCGACCACGAAGATTGGCTTCAGCACGATCACGTTCACGGGTGTGGGCGAAAGTGCGATGCTGATCTACACGTCAGTTGGTTGGAGCATTGTGGCTTTGAACGGCGCTGTTGCCGCCTAATAAAGTCACTAAATTAGCCTTTAGGTATGCGGGGAGAGTTCTCCCCGCTATCCTTCGGAGACATACATGGCAGATGCAGTAGCAAGTCAAACGCTGATCGATGGAGATCGCGTTGCTATTCTTAAATTCACGAACATTAGCGATGGCACCGGCGAGACCGGTGTTGTGAAGGTCGACGTATCGGCTCTTGCTGCGCCTGCCGGTAAGGTGTGCAGCACGGTGTCAATCGACCGTATCTACGCCTCCACGGTTGGCATGGGTGTGGACATCCTGTGGGATGCCACGACCGATGTGGTGGCAATGACGCTCGGCCCCGATCAGTTCTATGAGTATCAGTTCGATGATATCGGCGGTCTCTGGAATAACTCTGGTGCCGGCAAGACGGGAGACGTTTTGTTTAGCACCATTGGCGCGGCCTCTGGTGATCGATACACGATCATCCTGTACTTGAGCAAGAAGTACACCTAATGGTGAAGGGCGTAAAACGACTGCCGTCTGGCGGCGTCGAATATCGCGGTGAAAAGTTCTCGGGGTTTAATAAGCCCAAGAACGCCCCGGCTGGTGATACCCACAAGAAGGTGGTGTTAGCCAAGAAGGGCGACAAAGTTAAACTGGTTCGTTTTGGACGGAGAGGCTATGGCCACAACTACTCGCCGGAAGCGCGGAAAAATTATCTTGCGCGCAGCGCGGGGATCAAAGGCAAAGGTGGACGCAACACCGCCAGCGATCCCTTCTCAGCCAACTACTGGGCAAGAAAAGTTTTATGGGCGGGTTCTGGCGGCAGTAAAGCGTCGCCTCCGGGCGGCTCTCGATTTCGTAAGGGGTAAGCTCCCATGAACAGAGGGAATATGAAACAAGAGATTATGAAAGCCCCTGCTTCGCCCAAGGCGAAGAAGAAGGTTGAGAAAGTAATGGGTGAGTTTAAGCGTGGCAAGCTGAAGTCGGGTTCTGGCCAGAAGGTCAAGAGCCGTGATCAGGCTGTTGCCATTGCGTTGTCTGAAGCCCGTGGCGCCATGCAGCGTAAGTATGGCGGCAAGGGCATTACCATGTACAAGGACTCGGTAGATCGTCGATTTGGCGACATGATGGAAGACCCGCGCAAGCCGGGTGCCGGAATGCGCAATGCCGGTCGATTTATTATGGATGCTCCTAAGTACAGCGAGAAAGAGCGGCAGGCCATGCAAGAGGTCAAGGATGCCGAGATGACTCGCAAGATGCGGGAAGCCCGCCGTAAGTTCTACAATCAAGGTAAATAGGAGATTGAAATGATGAATTGTCGTGGTATGGGTGCGGTTACCAAGAAAGCCAAGGGGAAAAAGATTCCGGGTAAGCTCAAGGGCTATGCTCAAGGCACAGGAATTAGTGGGTATAAGCCAACTAATTCTTGGGCTAACGATAAGTTTAGAATGGTAACTCCGAACGTGAAAGATCAGCCTTTGAGCGATGCAGCCCGGGCTGCTATGCGAGAAAAAGCAAAGCAGTATGAAGCTGCTTCAGCTGCCAAGCAGCATCTTCGTTTTTATGAAAGTAAGACGAAAGGCCCTAATGTTAGAAACACCGGTAGTGGCGGTGGCATGGGCATCGGTTCTGGTGGCGCTATGGCTCGCGGTATGCCGACTAGCGGATTACCTGATAAGAAGGGCGTTATTACCGTTGAAGAAACTGGCATGAAACGCGGCGGTAAAGTTAAGTTTAAGAAAAAAGCCAAGGCCAAGATGGTCAAGCGCAAGATGAAAGGTAAGAGCTGCTAATGACCACTAGCGCAACATCGACGTTCAATCTCGACCTCAACGCTATTGTTGAAGAGGCGTTTGAGCGTTGTGGCGCTGAACTCAGATCGGGCTACGACCTGCGGACTGCGCGGCGTAGCCTGAATCTGATGCTAATGGAATGGGCTAATCGGGGAGTGAATCTCTGGACGGTAGAGCAAGGCAGCCAAGTGCTGACGCCCGGCACTGCCACTTACAATCTGCCCGTTGACACGGTCGATTTGCTAGAGCATGTGATTCGCACTGGCACTGGGCAGAACCAAACTGACATCGACATCACGAGAATCTCTGTCAGTACCTTCGCGTCTATCCCAAACAAGACTGCCCAAGGACGTCCTATTCAAGTTTGGATTGATCGCAAGTCAGGACAGACTAACTCCGCGAGTGTGGTGCAATACCCCACCTTCACGGTGTGGCCAGTCCCTGATAACAGCCAGACTTATACTTTCGTGTACTGGCGCTTGCGCCGCATGCTAGATGCAGGCACTGGCGTGACCAATCAGGACGTGCCATTCAGATTCTTGCCTTGCTTGGTAGCAGGGTTGTCGTATTTCTTGTCAGTGAAGATCGCACCGGATCGTATGGTCGCATTAAAAGCTATGTACGATGAGAGCTGGGAACTTGCAGCTGGCGAGGATCGTGAAAAGGCTGCGGTGCGTTTCGTTCCTCGACAACAGTTCTTGACGGGCTAAGCCATGCCGGTGCCTTTTGCATCAGGCAGGCATTCGATAGCCGAATGCGATCGCTGTGGGTTTCAATACAAACTCAGCGAGTTAAAAGAGCTGGTCATCAAGACGCAGAATGTCAACATTCTGGTTTGCCAAGAATGCTGGGAACCCGACCAGCCGCAGTTGTCTCTGGGTATGTACCCAATCGAAGACCCGCAAGCGGTTAGAAACCCTCGCCCAGATACCAGCTACTACGCTGTCGGAGCCAATGGCGCTGGAGGCAGCCGCATGATTCAGTGGGGATGGAACCCTGTAGGCGGTGCCAGAGCGTGGGATAATGGTCTTACG